ATAGAATTTAGCAATAAAAAAGCGGAACTAAATTAGCTCCGCTCAATAGTACGATAAGAACATGAAGTAATGAATTATCCTTTGGAGTTAGGAGACACTGCATTGTTATTCTTTGCCCCTTGTTCCTCCTTGATTTCTGCAAGCTCCTCTTCTACCCTATCAGCATTCCCGGCAAACATGATTCCCTCACGCGTTGACCAGATGCCACCACTGACAGCGGAAACCGCAGTAGTCACCTTATCATTCAAATCATCAATCATATATGGAACCAGTTCTGTCTCTATGTCAATGGTTTGCGATGCCTTGCTAAACTCGGTTGGATTGATAGAGCCTAAAGCGGAAACAATAAAATTTACTCTCCGCTGCAAGAACTCACCGATAGCCTCACCGTGATTTTCTACCGCCATATGTGCGCCCATGAACATAAAGCGGAAAGCGGTCCCTGATGCTTTGCCTACCCCCTTCAACGTCTCAAAGGATATTCTTGGAGTGTTTGACATATCATAAGCCATATTGGTGAGTGTTTCTGCTTCAAAACGTACCGTATCCGGAACTTGGTTCCACGTCAGATACTGGGCATCCGCACCTTCACCTGTAAGTTTGACCATTCTATCCTTAACCTTACCCATGAAACCCTCTACATCACCAATTAGCTTCAATAGTGGGAAGAAATGGTAGTCTATACAATCAGCATAATTGGATAATAGTTTCTCCAACCGGACCCGAAAAGTCTTTATCTTCTTGCAATAAGGTTCAGGACGATAAGCATAGAGAACCGGTAGTTTGGAGAATCCATGAGCAAAAGGCGTTCTTTCTTCATACCCTTTAGACAAGTCCCATTGATAAACCATTTTGTCCGTGATAGTCATAAAGCAAGTTATCTCCGAATCATCCATGAGCTTCTTCTTGTACTCACGTGAGAAAGCAATCATCTTACCTTCATCGTTAAAGAACGGGTATAGCTTATCCCCACGGAACGGAGACCATAACACACTTTTCAGTTTCTTGGTGGGCTTTACCTTGCCTCCGAATGTAGTCTTTACTTTTTTCCAGAACTTCGCCCAAAACGAATCATCATCGGTAACATACCAATATTCTGCCGCTTCTTGTTCGGAGAGCCAGGCACGGACAATCTTCTTGTTTTGGTATTTGATTTTGTTGGATTTAAATACAGCCTTTACCGCATCCAGCAGCTTCTTTTCATCATCATCAGTCGGAGTGCAATCCATAGACGGTTCTGTGCCGACCGTGAAAGCAGTTTGAATGTTCACTATATCTTGTTCCAATGGAATAGAAATACGGTTCACCGGTTCAGTCTTATACTTTGCTTCGATTTCATAAGTCTTACCAGTTTTTTCATCGAAGTGCTTCTCTGCTTCTTTTTCAAGAACCTTTCTGTCCGGATACTTCTTTTTGTCAACCATGATTTCATGTCGTTCCGGATTCCAATCATCCCAAAGTTTGCAACGGTCGGGAAGTTCAGTCTTCCTACCTTTCTTCAGGTAGTTTATCTTCTGCCCGATGTCAGGCAATGCTAATATTTCTTCTAAATTCAATGGCATAGTTTATATTTTTAATGTGTGAATATTCCTGTTAAATCTTTCGGTTTCTGAATCTTACCAAGAAGCTCACCCAATACATAGTAACGTACAGCATCTATTCCGTGATTGTCATGGTCTTCCGGTTCGTTGATATAGTTCCCGTCCTTATCCTTTGCCCAAACATACTTTCTGAACTCGCTTTGCAAGTTGTACGAGCGTTTGGTTATATAAATCTCCATATCTTTCATTTTGTCAATTCCGGCATTGATAGAGCCTGCACCTTTCTCTACGGCATATATCTTGATTCCTCCGTTGTGTATCTCTTGAATCAATCGAGGGTCAGCACTGTCAGCTATGACTTTCAATCCCCACGGGCGAAGAGTCTTGATGATGTCAGAAGAAAGCAATCCAGTACGGTAATCCACTTCATCCAAGTAAAGGGCGTTATCAACGATACCACAACGAATGGAAGCAGACGGGTCATGCGTATAACCGAAGTCTTGCCCGAAAGCAATTTTCTTTGCCCAAGCCGGGAACTCGTCAACAATTCCCCACTTCTTGAACACAGCACCTTCTGCAACGTCAGCCCACCGGCCGATAACCACATGAGCATACTTTTCAGGATTACTCACCTTCATATCTTCCACCTCTTTCAGGAACTCAGGAGAAAGGTTATCCAAGTTATCAAAATACGTAGTATGGATATGGAGCACATTCGGATGAGTGGAAATCTGAACCTGCACACCGTCAATCTCTACCAGCTTGTGAGTTTTCTCAATGTATTTCTTGTAGATGAAGTGATTGGAATCGCATGGGTTCATTATAATGATAATCCGGTTCTGAATACCCTTCTTGCGAATGGAGAGCATTATCTTGTCGAACTCATCTTCGCTTGTCCACTCTTCCGCTTCATCGCAGACGAAAGTCGTAATGCCTTGAATGGATTTCAGTTTTGCTGTCTGGTTCCCGGAAGAAGTCTTGATACCCCGGAACATGATACGGCTCTTAGTCATCTTATTGACTATGTCCGTCTTTGTGGTCTTGAAATATTTCGTGGTACCGTCCAAATCTATCTTCTCCATCATTTCGGGGATGATAGACATACCGGCAGAAACCATCGTGTAACGGGTGTAAAGAATCTGATGAACTATTTTCTCTACGGGAGTCATTTCAAAAGTCAACCGCTCAATAAAGGTAGAAGCATTGAAAGACTTTCCGCTACCACGCCCACCGGTGATAAGAATTATAAATTTTTCCTTATCCTCATATAATGGATGGTAAATTTCTTGAGGTACTATCATTTCAGCTTGTCTTTAATCCAAGAATCAATGTTGATGCCATGCTCTATGTCTGTTGGAATATCAGCGTCTTCATCTTGTTTGCGCTCAATCTTTCTCCAATCTTCATCATGGTGGTACAGCCAAACGGACATTGCTTGCAAATTAGGAGCCAACTCGCTTTCGCTTACTTGTAATTCATCTTCGCCCGTCAAATTCCCTTCTGAATCACGGAGCTTTCTTACCACGGTGCTTTTGGTTTTTATGCCACCGAGAGCCATTGCAAGGAATTTAGCCCTTACAGTGGCATTGATTGTCGCGCGCCCACGCGCTAAGACTTCGGATATTTCGGTGTACTCACTTTTCTTTTCGCAGAATGTTTGAGGCAAAATCCCTATGGCATAAGCAATTTCCTTGTCAGTGAATCCCTTTTTGGCATACGATTCCACGAGAGAAAGAAATTCCTCGCTTGTATAATCAAACTTAGGCTTTCTTCCTCCTTTACCTTTTCTATTTTGAGATTCACTATTGCTCATATTACTTCTTTAATTTTCCACATTTCTCACATTGTTCATACCTGAACTCAGAGAACATCACACTACCTTTCCAAACATAATGATGAACACAAAACAGGTTTTGCTTTAGAACATTCCTTATCCAAAGTATAAAATCGCCAATCATAATTTTAACCGTTATTGTTACCCATATATACACGGCGAGAAATTGGCTTGTTTCCATAGACATCAACCCCTCTTTTTGAGAAATAGCTATCTATTTTCTCAGCATATCTTCCCATTATGGATTTCGTTCTATCCCTTATGTTTCTTTGTCTTGCAGAACCTAACCCGTATTGTCTTCCAGCGTTGTACATTATTCGTCTGGACTGCTGATATAACTGGCTATATGTTTTCTTTCTAACTCAGCTTTCCTCCCAATAATTAATCTATTCTTTCTACTTGTTCATCAAAAACTTCTCCCTTTATAAACTTCATATCTGGTTCATACCCGAACCTTTCGCAGAAAGCGGCTTTAGCTTCATAGGTATCGAAGGACAACATCACATAGGCATCCATGTTCTCAGCTTGCTTCTGTGCGTTTTCTTTCACCTGATGCTTGACCTCTTTCATGTGGGCTACCTTTTCAGCACGTTCCAACTGTTTGGCGGCTTTATCGGCTTCTTTCTGTTCTGTTACAGGCGACATCATGCTTTCCAGTTCGTCAGCAATGGAGCTTTCTTCTTCGGTCTGCAAAAGGAAATCAACCCCAATCATATTCAAGTCGGCATCCGTCAATCCTGCATCTTTCCAGTCAATATCAGGAACAATACGGGCAAGAGCGTCAAAATCCCAAGAACCTTGTGCATTAGGGTTGTTCATTAGAATATTCAACTCCTTTTCCTGCTGTTCGTCCACGTCAATGACATCGACACGAATGCGATAGTCGTTATCGGGAAACTTTTGCAATTCGTCCATGACAGACAAACGCTGGTGCCCGCTAACTACGGTAAGCCCGGTACGCTTATTCACAACTATTCCACCTACCAATCCGAATTTCTTGATACCACGCTTTAATGCTTTGCGTGATTCATCGGAAAGTTTTCTCGGATTGTAGTCTGCAAAACGAATGGCAGAACGGTTAAGTTCCACCGATTCGCTCTTTATGTATTTTGACAATTCCATATCATCCATTAGTTAAACCCATATAAATTCTTCGAGATACTTTTCTTGCGCCATCTTGTTGTTTCCCCTCGTTATACCCAAAGGTTCGTTCAATGTATCGAATATACTTTCTTGCAATAGAGTTTACTCTGTTCAGCCTATTACCCGTTAAAGTACGAGATAGTCTGTATCTTTGCTCTGCAATATCATCAATTGATTTTCTTCTGACTCGGCTTTCCTTCTATTATTTTTGTTGATTATGATACTCCCAAAGTACTCTTTCAGCCATCGGGAAAGTTTTGTAAATTCTCTGTAAGTCCTGTGGATAGTTCTTCTCCATCCAAAGCATACAATCAAGATTGAAGCCTACTCCCGAACTGGCTTTCAATGAATACCGAACTGGTTCGGGTAAATTATGCTGCCTCATATAAGCAAGAATATCCTTTTGTGTCCAATCAGCTAAAGGATAAACCATACCGTTATTCTCGTAGTCGTTTACCTCATACCCTTTCAACATAAGTCTACGATTCATACCGTCAGCTTTTTTCATGCCCAAGAATGTATAATAAACTCCATGAGTAAGTTGCATAGCCTTTACCACATCTGCCAACTTCAACAGCTTTACTTTCGGATTTGGCACACAATACATACCGCCACGGAGAATATAAGTGAGATTCCAATGTGGTACTTGAACAAACTCTATTTTCGGATATTTGGCTTTAGTCCAGTTTATCCAACGGTTAATATGTTCCAAATTCTTGACGAAATACATGAACACGCAAACAATCCGGTCAAACTTCGGATAGACTAAATCAAGCAGAACAAGCGAATCTTTACCAAGTGATAAAAACAGTAAAGCCTCATTCGATTTTACCCGAATGAGGTCTATATATTGACTCGCTTGTTCTACTTTGTTCATAGCTAGCCACCACTTAAACCAAATGAAGTACGAAGATCACTGTAACGCTGTCTGCGTGATCCTAACTGTGTGGCACTTGCTGTACCTCTACGATTGGCAACCAATCTACCACCTGCCCCTGCACCATTCATATTTCTGCGAGGCCCGGCTACTCTGTTAATTCTTCTTGCGACTCTGCTTTCTAATTTTAAAAGTTAAACAAATCAATCTATATATTTCTCTAATATCTTGCCCAAAGTATAATCCATTTGTGCGGCAAGATATTCTTCGCCTTGATGTTCGTAAACAATATCATTACCGTTTTCATCTGTGAGAATAACAGCTTCTGCTGCTTTCACTTCAACGATAATATAAGGACGTTTACCTGTATATGCACCTGTCAGAAGCTTGATTGCATCGTACTTGATAGGCTTCAATTCTACCTCACCTTCTTCAGGCAGTTCTGCATCAGCCGGATATTCTTTACCGCCACATAGGTAAGTGATATACTTCTTAGCGTTAGTTGGTCTGATTTCACGGTATTCGTGGGTTTTCTTGCCTGCCAAGATTTCATCGAAATACTTCTGTTTGATGCTTAATGTAAGAATGTTCATAATCGTGTCAAATTTAAATTAATACTCAATAGTTGCGGGGGGGCTGAATCGAACAACCGACCTTCACCAAGTCAAAGTGAAAAGCTACCACTGCTACACCCCGCGATAGTACCCCAAAGGTACTACCACAACCAAAGATAACGAAATATCTTCAATCGTTATACACGACAATTGGCTTATTGTCGTGAACTAAGCCATTTATCCCGTCTTTCTCTACACGCCTCTAAGGTAGGCGCACAACAAGCAAAGAGTTCACCACTTTCAGTACGGTAGTCGTACTGGTACATTCTCACTCTCTTTCTGCCTAACTTCATTGCGTAGGTAGTGTAATTCTCTTTGCCGGGCTGGCATACGCTGCAACCTCTTTCGTCGTTAATTGAGTTCATAATCATTTATCAATACTTACTTAGTAATTTGTAAAACATTCGCCTTTTCTCTATGTATTTAAGACCGTTTCGTCTAAGACCTCGCTTTGATTTTGATACAGTCATTTGGCAACCTGCAACGCCAACGTAGATGCAATTTAAATGATGCCTTTTAGCTTGTTTGAAAGCCCACCAAATCGCTTCACGGCAATATCTATAGCTATCATTTTGAACACCCTCGTATCCTCTACTCAAAATGAAGTGGCCTATTTCATTTGCTTCTTCTTCTGAATAGCATATTGTGAAGATATTATTCATCCTTTCTTTGCTTTACTTGTTCAACCAAAAACTTTTTAAAATCATTCTTGTACTGGCTGTGAATGATTTTATACTGATGGGATAGGTTAGGCAATTGTTTATAACCTTTGCTATACAAGAATTTGGCTACTAATTCAACCTTTTCATGGTTACTGAAACCTCTGTCTTTGCACATGTTTGAGATACAGACATTCGCCTTGCTGGTAGGCTTCTTTTCAACTGGTGGCATGTATTCATGTCTGCCATAAGCAAGCGTTCTTGGATAGCCAACCGCTTCACCTAAATACTCACCTGTGATGCAATCAAATTCACCACTAATTAAACTATCTGCTATTTCACCCATAATAATCAATATTTAATGTTTCGCATTCAATTTTTCTTCACTTATATAAGCCACTACAAGCCCTGTTTCATCATGCTGTATGGTGATGTACTTTTCGCCCCTCTCTATGGTAGAAAAGTCGTATGGTGTACATAGCTTACCCAATACCTTGCCCAGTTGTTTCATCAGTGGGGCTTCGGGGCTGATAACTAAAACTAAATCCGCTTCCATAATCGTGTGTATTGTGGTAGCCCAAAGGCTACCGGATTAAAACTTATGCTATTTCTATGCTTATTATATCCAAAATATTGTCAGTAATCATGCTGTTTACGCTTAATTGGGCAGACTGAATATTGTTATCAACCATCCATCTTTTCGCACGATTAACAGCGGTTTTCTTACTACTGCCGTCCGGTATCAATGCACCCAAATCATTATAATCATCATCTAACAGTTCAAAATAATATCGCTTCATAATCTTCTATATTGCGCAGGGCTTTCGCCCTGCTGGTTATTATGCTATCTTTAGCTCTTTAAGTCTCATATCTACCAATGATTTCAGCTTGCGAGTATCAAATAGTGGACTTCTATACCCATCTTTGATAAGCTGTATCATTTCTTTATAACCAACCTTACATACAACCTCTGTCTTCATGCTGTTATCATAAATAGCAGAATTGCAAGCGGTTATTGTGAATGCCATTGTTTTGTAACCTTTATCCTTCTTCATGATAGATGCAAACAAATACATATATACAGCATTTTTCATGCTATTCAAGGCATCTTCTTGACTGGCATTTACCTTTCTACCACCTAAAAAGTCACCACATTCAATTTCTTGACCTTTTTTGATAATAGACAATGTACTGATGTACATTTTAATATCTGTTGCTTTCATAATCTTCTATGTTATGCAGGGCTTACGCCCTGCTGGTTAAACTTATAATATTTGAATCTCTTTGTTACCTATCTCTGTATCTACATTCAGAACCTCGTACTTTTGAGCCTTGTAATTATAAACGACTTCACAGGTATTGAAACCTCTACCATCTTCTCTTTGGTCATAAACAGTATTTATATGCTGATACATTTTATTGCCTAACATGAAGTTTATCTTACCTGATGTACAGAAGTAGAATGCTACTGCATACTTCAATGTTTTCTTTTCATCAATCTTCTTTGTTGCCATGATCGTATATCTTTTAATTGTTATTACTTCGTTTCTGATGATGCAAATGTAATGATTAAAATCATACATACAATAAATAAATATACTATTTGTATGATTATTATCACATATTAACAAAACAGCATAAGTATGATTATAATCTAAATATATTTTAATACAAATGACTATATTCAATCAAAACAAGCTGATTTAATTTGTTTATTCGATTTTTACCCCTATATTTGCATCTGATTAAAATCATACACACATGGAAGTAAAGACAATAATCAAGCAGAAAGGCTTCACAATGGAATCCGTTGCAAAAAAAATGGGTATAACAAGGGTTACACTTGCCCAAAACCTTAGTAGAAATCCAACAGTAGGAACATTACAGAAGATAGCAGATGTTATTGGATGCAAGGTTGGTGACTTCTTTGTTGATGATATGGATATAAAAGATGATGCCAACACCATCACCTGCCCCCACTGTGGAGGTAAAATACATTTTGACGGAGAACCACATATGCCGGAACACAAGAATATACGAGGGAAAGAATACTATAAATAAAAAAATATGGAACTAAAAGACTTTATAAAAGAAACACTTAGTCAAATAATAGATGCTGTTTCAGAAACACAAGAAAAATACAAAGATAAACATGTCCTAATTTGTCCCGATGATATTCAATCTGAAAAAGGAGAATATTATATTGACAATGAATCTCATTATGAATATTATAACCGAAAGACCAAAGTACAAAATATAGAGATGGACATAGCTATTTCCGTTACCGAAAAAGAAGGTAATAAATCAGGAATAGGAATCGCCAAAATTATAAATGTTGGTACTTCGTCAGAAAATGCAATACAAAATGAAAGTGTTAGTAAAATAAAGTTTTCCATTCCACTTGTTTTACCAACAAGTAATACAAGAGAGTATTACCAAAAATATGTGAAAGATTAAAAGTAAAGCCAGAGCATTAAACTCCGGCTTACTCATTGATTAGCCCTTTGAATCTTAACCGATTTACGATTTCAGTGTAAAGATACTCTATATCCCCGCTGAAATCCCCATAGTTCTGATAGAGAAACACGACATCAGCGCAGTTGTCGGAAATTGTACTCTTGGACTGAACCCCAAGTACCCTTGACATCTCTTCGCGTAACCCAGCTGTCATTTTCCCACCGGCAAGCGAACTTGGAGAAAACAAGTACAGGATAATGAAGATGAACTTCTTCCGCTGGGTAACACTATCAATACAAGGGGGAAGACTTCTGCTATTCAATAGCTCAACGAAGATTTTATAGATATCCCTAATAAGGCTTTTATCTCTCAAAATTGGTGAAGCTAAGGTATTTTCTTCTTCTGAAAGTTCTGATTTCTCAATTCTAATCTTTTTAAGGCGAATTATTTTGTTAAAATCCAGTTCCATAACACGATTATTTTAAAAGTAAATAGTATATTTGCATCATAATCGTGTAAGGAAGAGCTGATTCATGGTCGTGCGTGGGTTGGCTCTTTTTCATTCTTCCCCATTCGTGCTGACGAATGGTTTCTTTTCCAAATCATAGCAGGTGATATATACCCGTTTCCCATTAACATCACATAGAGCAAGGGCATATCCTTTCTCCAGTATTTTAACCGGCTGATTGTCGCAATAGACAGTACTTCCAACCGGAACTCTTATAAAATGACGTACTATCATTTGATTATCTTTAGCTTGTTATACCAGCGTGAAGAAAAAGGGAACCACCCGATTAAGAATGATTCCCCGAAAATGGTTACTTTGTATAGTTTGCTCATGGCTATTTCTTTTTCAAATTAGACATCACATATTTAATCACTTCATAAATGAAAATAGCAAGAAAAATAGTAGTCCATGGATATTGGTTTATCAGTTCATAAAAATCTCTCATAGTTTTACCTCCTTCCACTCACTTTCTATAATCACATGTTCACACTTATTACACCTATGCAAATAAGTTGGGAATGGTGCCGTTGTATAGTCCTCAACAGCTATTTCTATACTGCCACATTCCGGACATTCTATCTTTACCTCTTTGATACCGGGATAATCCCAAAAGGATAATTTGCCTTTCACGTCCTTAATTGGATTTTCGTAGAGAATAGGGTTAGCTAGTACCCAGTTATAAACTCCTTTCTCTGCCCAGATGGAAGGATGGTTTTGTACACAGTCTATTATCTCGACGCTTCCGATTATGGAGCCTGTACAAAAACTAAAATCTTTCCACTCTTTGTTTTCCGGTAATGCCAATAACTGCTCATTGGTAAGTATTGAATCATAGAAATTATCATAATTCAAAGGTTTACCGCTTGAATGAATCAGTACCCTCTGCCCTAAGTATTTCTTAGGGCAGCTCCAAGTACGGTTCTCAATGTCTTTAATACCATGGACTATCAAAGAGGCCCACGGCTGTTTTATGGTTATTGCTTTCATTTTTTATTGTTGTTCTTTAATATATCATCGAAAGACGGAATAGGAAGCCATGCCAACACGATACTGTTTCCGTGAGTCCATATTCCCTTTATATCTAAATTGTTGCTTCTACGAAACGTTTCTTTTTGAATATATGGTACGCCATAACCCATTGTCAAAACGAAGATTTTTTGTTCTTCTTCCGGCAACCTTTCTTTAACGTTAATCCAAGGCGATTGCTTTGACTGCCATTCTGCACCAGCTTTGAAAGCAAATCCCAAACTCACAATTCTTGTTTTATCAGCATTAGGATTGTTTTTAAGCCAACTATCCCAATATTCTTTTGCCGCTTCTTCTACTGTCTGTTTCATATCTTTATCATAATTCGTCAAACTCTTTTTGTAGTTCTTTTATCTTACTATCCAAAGCATACAGATAGCACTGAAAGAAATTCTTACCAAAAATTTCTTCCTTTAATGGTACATCATTGTGCATCCTGTTGTATGTAAATATCAATCCACCACCACATTCTATTTTAGAATTTTCAAGTGCCATCTTATGATCTTTGTATTCATCTATTTTATTGTTAAGTTCTACTGCTCTTATAAATTTATCTTTATCCATATCTTTCCTTTCCATCTATCCTAGCAGCATATACATTGCTACTAGGAATAGGTAATAAATTGTTGTTTTACTCATTTCTTTCTTTTATTATTACATATTGCAATCTCCACCATCATTTAATATGCCATCAATAGTAGTTACACTATTTTCAATATTACTGCCTCCATATTGTGTAAATTCCGGTGTAGGATTATAGTCTGTATCTCCGTGCATCATTACGTGAAGTGAGCCACTGGCCGAATACAGCCAAAGGCGTTTACCGTCCTTTTCCCACTTTTTTGCAAGTCGTTTCAAAGAGTCAATTAACTTATCTTCTTCGGGAGTACATTCTATCCCAGCTTCTGTTTGATATTTGCTCATATCTGTTCATTATTGAATATTCTGATTAATGTAATCCACAATCTTTTCCAATCTACTTGAAGAAAACAAATGATTATTAAGCGTTCGCTTGCCTTCTTTCCATTCATAAAATAATTGATAATATGGTGGATTGAGTGTCCGGTCAACCTTTATGCGATATTGATTAGTACCATATTCAGTTATAAGATTCTCAATATATTCGTCCGAATTTTCTAAATCAGTAACAAATACCATCTTATCAGTAGTAAGTATCATCTTTTAGTTCCTTTCTATTCGGGTTATTCGTTAATTGGCAGTTTTATAAAGCACATCCATATTGTCTTACTCTGTCTTCCGGTAGTATGTCCGAAAAGAGGTTTGAACGGGATAACAGACAAAACTTCCGTAGCTTTTATCTCACTCTCATTCCATTTGAATACAAGAGTACCGTAAGGCTTCAAGACGCGCATACACTCAGTAAATCCATCGTGTATTAGTGACTGCCAGTTTTTCGGCAGTTTCCCGTATTTCTTAGCCATCCATGACGTTTCACCAAGTGTTTTTAGATGAGGTGGGTCAAATACTACCATGTGAAAAGAATTAGCATCAAATGGCAAGTTGGTAAAATCGGCTATTATATCCGGTTTTACCTCTATGGTTCTGATCTTATCTCTATCCTTGGCTGTTACTATCTCCGATCTCTTATCAACGAACAAGGCAAAAGGATTATGTTTGTCAAACCAAAACATCCTACTGCCACAACAGGCATCTAATATTATTTTTGTTTCACTCATTTCTAATTTTTTTGAGAGTTATTCTTCTTTCAGTATGCTATCAATCAAGCCGTCTATTTCCTGATCTGATAGAAATTGCTTACCTGCGTCCTTTTGCTTCTGAAGTTCAACTTTAAGCCTATTCTCTATTCTTTTCAACGCTGTACAAGTGTTCTTATCAGGATAATACCAGTCGATAGAACCTGTTAGGTGCTGACGCTTAATACCCCAATCAATACCTACATTATAAGAGGTTGTTTTCTCCCAAACCAAGTCTTCATTAATTGCCACTGGGCGTGCCAAAGAGCCATCACCAGCGATAGGATAAAGAGATTCGCTACCTGTATTCATACTATAGCTTGTAAAGTAATTGTAGTCGCCAATACCTTCCTGCTGACCCGTCTTACCCCAAGATAGGCGAAGTTTCAAGTCAGACAACCATTCAGCTTTTTGCAAGAAAGCTTCGTCCTTTACTCTCCAAGCGAAAGCAAACGATGGGAACATAGCCCAGTGTTTCTTGAAACGAGAAGAACCATCGTCACGAACAGTAGCTGTAAACATATAACGACCGTCCAAGAGAGAGTAGTTAGCACGTCCGAAGAATGATACTAAATAGTTTTCTGTTGCATAATCATAGAATGTTCGCTTATATTCTGTACCAGCCAATTTTGGGTCATTGTTGGTTGAAGGGTAATAACCACAATAGCTATTGTGTGTGTTATGCCAGAAGTGCGACCACTCATAACCACCCATAATATCAAAGTGCTGCTTTAGCTTATCATTGAAATCGTGGAAATACTGAGCATACATAGACAACTGTGAGTTGCGCTTTAGCTGTGTTTCCCAACCATGAGAACCATAGTAAATAGCCATAGGAGAGTGAGGATCAACATCTGTCCACTGCTTACCACTAGCCACATCAATACCTGCTGTTAAGTGTAAGCGCAAGTCTTCAAAACCATGTACCTTATAATCAATGTCTGCACTACCTAAGAAGTCGCGACTTATCGAACGATCGTTCTTTAGATTAAGGATAGACATAGGGTTTTTAGGAGCCAAAGAGTAATAAGTCATTGGCCATGTTTTATCATGTAAAGCATCACCGCCATCTAACCATTGGAAGTATCCTCCAAAGTTTTCATAGCCATCTGCCATAATAGGTTGTGTTGGATCGAATGCACGAGCAGCACTAATAGCCTGACCGTCTGCAAAACGGTTTCTTGTCCACATACCTTTAGCATTCAAGTTCACCTTCAAATGATTATCAAGAAAAGATGGGTTTAAGTTTACAGCACCAGTAAAACGTTCAAAACTAGAAGTCTTGATAATACCCTGCTGATTGGTATATCCAACGCTGACACGATAAGGCAACCATGAGCTTGCCATACCTGAAACAGCGATATTATGATCAGTACTTACAGCGGTACGAGTTATCTCGTCTTGCCAGTTTGTGTTAGCATTACCCAACTTAGAAACAGCTTCGCTCTTTTCACCAAACAAATTAGTTACAAAGCTACGGAACTGATCACCGTCCATAACTTCAATATTTTTTACCTTTGTACTAACTGTTAAGCTACCATTATACTGAATATTCAAGCCCTTACGACCTTTCTTTGTTGTAATAATGATAACACCATTAGAACCACGAGAACCGTAGATAGCTGTTGCAGAAGCATCTTTTAAAACATTGAAAGACTCAATATCCTGTGGGTTTACCAATGAGAGCGGATTGCTTACACCCTTAATACCCGTCTGATCCATTGCCACACCATCGATTACAATCAATGGATTGTTAGAAGCATTCAGTGAAGATCCACCACGAACTCGGATGTTAGCACCGCTACCCGGAGCACCACCATCGCTAATAACGCTCACACCTGCTACCTTACCAGCTAACATATCTTGTGGGTTAACCACAAGACCCTTGTTTTTAGTATCTGGCTTTAACGCAGCAACCGAACCAGTTAAGTCGCTCTTTTTTACAGCACCATAACCAATAACGACTACTTCGTTCATTTGTTTAGCTTGATCTTCCTTCATTACAAGCACTAGTCCGTCAGCAGCATTTACATGTTGCTTTGCAAAACCAATG